TTACAACGAAAACCCAGGTTCATACGCAGTAGTGTATGGAACTGATTTGATTAAAAAAAGTTTAGACGATATAGAAACTTTATTAAACCCCGATAAATAATGAAAACCCTACAAGAACAATACAATTTACTAAAAGAAGGTAAGGGTCATAAGGATATGTTTATGAAATCAGCTCGTAGACTATTTCCAAATTACATTAGCAATGTAACACCATACGAGACAACTGTAACTATTTTAAAACAAAAGCAAATCCTATCTGAGGGTACTATCACTAGTGGTAAAGTAGTAACAGTTGATCCATTTGCTAAGTTTAATAGTTTTTTAGGTGAAGCTAAAGCTGAAGAAAAAAAGCCTACAAAAGAAGTAACTGACATGGAAACTAGAGGTTACGACTATAAAAACCCAAGAATGATTGATAACGTTTACGGTGAAGAATTTTTAGAAGGCTACTACGCCGAAATGAAAGATCCTAAAAACGTTGATAAGACTGTAGATGAGTTAAAAGAAATCGTAGCTAAAAATTTAGCTAAAGATATTACTTACTACACAACTAACCAAGCTTTTGGTATTAAGGGAATAGGTTATTCAACTGAACATCCTGGTTTAGGTACTCCTAAAGAAGCCAAGGGCAAATACAAAGCCAGTGGTTATGGCGATTTACCTAAATCAACAGTAAAAGAAAACATGATTAAATTAACAGATCTTCTTTCAGAAAACTATAATTACGAATTTAAGGAAGCAGAAGACCAAGAAGAAAAGTATGTCGGAGGTGACGAAAGATACGAATACGAAAAAGGTGAAAAAGCTGAAAAGAAAAAACTTCAAAAAGAAGTAGATTTAGCTACACGTGTTAAAGAAATTGAAGAAGCAGGTAATATTGCTGCTTTAGAAGCTAAAATGAATGCTGTTGATGAAGAAATCATGGCTAGAGAAGGTAAATTAAACATGGTAAAGGAAAATGAAGCCCTTGCTGAGTTTATTAACCCATCTCGTATTAAAGAAATTGAAAGAGAAATTAAAGAATTAGAAAAAGTTAAAGGTAAATACGAAAAGATTTACGAAAAAATGACTAATTCTAAAAAGAAAGAAGTAGTAGACGAGACAGCGATTGATGAAATGTCTCAAGATATCGAAATCTAATATGAAACAAGTACTAGTAGAAACCCAACTCTTCAAGGTTAATCCTGTTCAATTAACTGAAGGCTCTAAGTCTTTAGCAGGTAATCCTATTGTTGAGGGTATCTTAGCTACAGCTGAAGTTAAGAATGGTAATGGTAGATACTATGCTAAAGAGTTATGGGAAAGAGAAATCGATAAATACATGGATATTGTTAAGGAAAACCGAGCAACCGGTGAACTTGACCACCCAGATTCTTCTATTATCAATTTAAAAAATGTTTGCCATATTATTAGAGATATGTGGTGGGATGGAGATCACGTGGTAGGTAAAATAGAAATTCTACCTACAGCATCTGGTAACATTCTTAAAGCACTTATTGATAATAACGTTCAAGTGGGTGTTTCTTCACGTGGAATGGGTTCTCTTAAATCAAGAGGAGACATCATGGAAGTACAAGACGACTTTGAATTGCTTTGTTGGGACTTCGTTTCAACCCCCTCTAACCCAGGCTCATACATGCATTTAGTAAGAGAAGGTAAAGAAAATAATATCATTAACCCATACGTTAGAGTAAATTCGATTGTAACCGAAATTTTGTGTGCAAACGGAACCTGCCCTATTATATAATATTTAAGAAGCCTGCTACCTTAGGCAAGGTCCCCGAAAGGGGGCCTTTTTTTTACTTTTGAAATATCTCTATATATGTATGGGCACATAATATGCTATCTATTATATAGCATCTAAGTTAAAGTATAACTATTATTGCGATTTTATAATAATCGTATTCCGCAAACTAAATTTTGAGGTATGGCAAACAGAGACTTGCTTAAAGAAGCAATCGCTGACGCAAAAGCACTTAAAGAAACTGCTATTGCAAATGCTAAAGCCGCACTAGAGGAAGCATTTAATCCTCAACTTCAAGCCATGTTCGCTAAGAAATTAGAAGAAATGGAAGTTGAAGAAGAAGAATTAGATGAAAGACAAAAGTACGGTGGCAACAAAGGCGATGTTCCTGCTTCTAAACGTGGTGATAAAAAAGACACTGCCGAAGAAGAAGGAGTAGAAGACTACAAGAAGAAAGTCAAGGAGGGAGATGATATCAATCTTACCCGTTTCCCAGACGAACCAGGCGAGCACGGTAACGTAGCTGGCAAAAACGTTGATGAAATGGATCTTGAAGAGCTTCTTGCCGAACTTAATGAAGAAGAGGATTCTAAAGAAATGGAAGAAAGCCTAAACGAAGCTGAAGAAGAAGAGGAAATGGAAATTGACTCTGAAGAAGAAAGCGAAGAAGAAGGTGGAGAGGAAGAGGAAATCGACCTTGAAGAAATGACTGAAGATGAATTAAAAATGTTCATTGAGGACGTGATCAAAGACATGGTTAGCACTGGCGAATTAGAAGCTGGAGAGGAATTTGAAGCTGAGGAAGACATGGAAGACATGGAAGGCGAAGACGAAGAAGAACTCGACATCGAAGACGAAACAGAAGAAATCATGGAAGGTGAAAAAGAAAAAATGGAAGAAAACGTATTAGATAAACTCAAAGCAGTTTACAACGACCCAGAAGTACTTGGTAAACTTATTACAGTAGATGGTAAAAAGATGTCCCTTAAGGATTTCTTAGCTATGGCCGCTTCAGGCGCTACTGGTGGTATGAAAAAATCAGGATCTGGTAAAACTTCTTCTGTAGGCGAAGCTGAAGACAAAATGGATGAAGCTTATGATGAGATGGAAGAAATGAAGGACAAGCTTGATGAATTGAAAGCTGAACTTCACGAAGTTAATCTCCTTAACGCTAAACTTCTTTACACCAACAAAATCTTTAGAGCTAAAAACTTAGTAGAATCACAAAAAGTTAAAGTATTAGAAGCATTCGATAAGGCTGCTACTGTAAGCGAAGTAAAACTCGTATACGAAACTTTAAGTGAGGGTATTAAAGAAAAAGCTCCTATTAAAGAAAACCTTAGCCGCGCTTCAAAACCAGCAGGCGTAGCACCAAAACAGCAAATTGTTGAAGTTGATTCACAAGTTGCTAGATGGCAAAAATTAGCTGGTATTATTAAATAAACAAAAACCGATATTTAAAATGTCACAAATTCAATCTCTTTTAGAGTCTGCTGGTCAAGGTTGGAAAAACATGCAGTCAGACGCGGCTAAATTAGCTGCTAAGTGGGAGAAGACAGGTTTACTTGAAGGCCTTAAGTCTGAGGTCGAGAAGAACAACATGTCTTTAATTCTTGAGAACCAAGCTAAGCAATTAGTTGTTGAGACTTCTCAAATAGATGGTGGTACTGCTTCATTCACTCCAGGTACTGGTAACAACTGGGCAGGAATCGCTCTTCCATTGGTTCGTAAGGTATTTGGTCAAATCGCTGCTAAAGAATTCGTTTCTGTACAGCCGATGAACTTACCTTCAGGTCTTGTATTCTACTTAGATTTCCAATACGGTTCAACTAAGGATAACATCGTTGGTTCAAACCCTAACCAATATGTTGCTGGTCAATCAGTATACGGTCAACAGAATAGCACTCAGTACCCATTCGCAACTACTAACACTTCTGGTGGTTTCTACGGTCCTGGTAGATTTGCTTACTCTATCTTTACTCAAAGTGACGAGTCTGTAACCTTTACTGCTGCTTCAGCTTCTTGGAAGGACGTAGGCTTTGATTCTGATCTTTCAGCTTCTGCAGCTGCTGGTCAAATCATCAAAATCTCTATCGCTAGTGGTGCTTTACCAGTTCCATCTACTCCAGACGGTAACGGTACAATGACAGTTGACTTAGAAGCAGTTAGAGGTTTCTCTTTCATGATTTCTGGAACAACTGACGTAGTTAACCAGGTTAACGCCTACAACACTAATACTTCAACTGGTGGAGTTGAAATGTACGTTTCATCTTCAGCTGGTAATATCGCAAGTGGTGCTGATGGATTGTTATTCTACTTTGCTCAACCAACTCAAAACAACGCTGGTGACTTCGAAAACACAGCTGCTATTCCTGAGATCAACATTCAAATGAGATCACTTGCTATTGTAGCTAAGACTCGTAAGTTAAAGGCTGTTTGGACACCTGAATTCGCTCAAGACTTGAATGCTTACCAAGCTCTTGACGCTGAAGCCGAGGTTACAAACATCATGTCTGAGCACATTTCATTAGAAATCGATTCTGAAATCCTTGCGATGTTGATCCAAGACGCTTCAGCTGGTACTGAGTACTGGTCAGCTAACAACAACATTGTTTACAATGGTACAACAATGACAGCTTCTTCATCTGGTTTCTTCAACACTCAAGG